TCCTTGTGCTGCGCGATCGCGTCCGGGTTAGCGTGGATAAAGCTGTGGACCGGGTGCTGATAGGTGCCCGTTTTGTAGACCGTGTACTCGGGGTGCTCGGCCTGCCACATCTCCAGGATCGGATCCTCGAAGGCTTTGCCGAACCGTACGCTCCAGTTGTCGACCGGCGGGTTTGGTATCTGCCCGGTGCGTTTGGCCCACAGCGCGAAGGCCGACTCCCAAGGGTTCAGGCCCATGATCGTACCGATCTCAGATCCTCCGATGCCCTCCGATCGGGCTCCGTGCCACTCGGGTGATCCTGTTTCGAACACTCCGAGCAACGGTGCGCCGTTGAATTCGTCCGGAGTGTGCCACGCGATTCCTTGTTGTTCGGTCATATGCTTATCGTATGACGGACCGCCGACATGATGAGTCAGCGAGCGTGCGTTTCCATCAGAAAGTTGAAGAGGCCGGCTCGGTTCCTTGCCAAGCCATGCCCGAAGTCTTTTTCCCCGAGGACTTCCCCCACAAGGAAACGCGCGAGGCAGCCATTCAAGTAGCGCGATCGCTCTGTCATGACTGCCCCGTGCAGCTTTTCTGTTTTGAGTATGCGGTCGTGTCGAATCAGCGGTTCGGGATCTGGGCTGGAACTCTGCCCACCGAACGTTAGCCGTCCTCCCCGTCCGAGGGGTCTGCGTCCGACCACTCAAGTGCTGACTGCAGATGATCCACTAGGGCTCGTGCCTGTTTGCGGCTCATCTGAAGTGTTCGGCCGTTCGCCTCCCAGCTCTCGCTGGCAAGTGTGACCACTACGTCTCTCGGGTGCATCCCGATCACCATGTCGCTCATTGTTCACCCCCTCGGGTTACTACGATCGTCCCTGCGATCCACACGAGGACCAGGGCGAGAATCGCTAGACCGTTGAAGGGCTGCGCTGGGAAGAACCAGGCGGTGACGATCGAAAGGGTCGCCGCAACAATTGAGAGGGTCCACGCGATCCTCATGATCCCATCGCCTCCATCAGCGCCCAGGTGATGTTCGCTGCCACGCTGATCGTGAAACCGCCCAGCAAGAGCGCGACCTCTGTGGCCGTGAAGACGAACGTCGTCTTTGGCTTCCGGTATGTCTCGCGTCGCGATCGTCTCGTGGGGAAGCTGTCAGCTCTGGTAGGCAGCAGTTCCCGTCTGCTCATCCAGGCGTCGAAGTCTGCCTGGTTTTCTACTTCCTGGTTTTTGTGGTAGCCCATGATCACACTTTCTTGTAGAGGTTGTTCAGCGAGGCGGGGTCGACGTACCAGCGGGTGTCGGCCAGCTTGTAGGCGCGAATCCTGCCGGCCCTCGCCCAGTTCTTGAGCGTGTCCACCGTTTTGCCAACCTGCGCCGCTGCCTCTTTGATCGGAATGAGGTTGTTCGTTGCTTCTGTCATGTTTTCCTTTCTGCCCTGGTGGGCTGTTTTTACAAAGGTATCATAGTTTTTCGGTTTGTTAGTTGTTTTTCGTGTTTTTCTATGGTTATATAGACACATCAACCACAGCAAAGGAAAGGAACCACCAAATGTCCACCATCAACTTCAGCAGCCTCAAGGGAAACGACCAGCAGAAGCTCGAGACCCTGCACATGCTCCGGGCAAACGCCAGCCGCAAGATCGACCGCCTCGAGCAGGCCGGCAGCATCTTCAAGCTCCAGGACGCGATCGACGCTCACGAGGCCATCTGCTACGAAATCAGCAAGCTCACCAAGGAGGTAAAGTAATTATGTCAAGCCCCAAGAAAGAAGCGATGGCTCTTCTCACTCGTATCGCCGAGGGGGAGTCCCACAGCCAGACGACGGCGAAGGCATGGATCCTGGCCTTCGAGCACATCAATCGCTACCCCGCCGCCTCTCGCAAGGACCACGAGGAATGTAACCGGATGGGGAAGCCCTGCCGCCACACTGCCGATGTCTACATCGCCTGGTGGCAAGAGGCCAAGGCTCAAGTGAGGGGGGTGGCATCATGATCCAGACCTACTCGAGCTGGTGCGAGTGCTGTAACCACTACACCGCCAAGGGCCAACTAATCGACAATTGGTGCTGGGACTGCACCGAGAGGCACTAGGTCATCATGGCTCAGAATCTCAAGGATGCGATCTCCGATCTGAAAGCAGCCCGCTCGATCGACGAGCAGCAGCGCATGAAGATCTTCGCCAAATATGCCAACGGGGAGTTCTACTCGATCGACGACCGATCGGACGAGGACTACCTTGAAGGGAAAATAACCGCGTACGATCACGCGATCGACCTACTGGAAAGGACCACCAATGGATGACGAACAGAAGTTCCACTTCACCGAATGGAATGTCTACGAAGTCTGGGCCGAGGATCGCGAGGCCGCCATGCGGCTCCGCGACGAATGGCTCGACAACGATGAATCCCACCCCGCGGTCAAGCACCGCAATTGTGGCACCGACTGGGAGGTGGCATGATGGCCGCCAATAAAGAACCCGAAGAGGAAACCATCACCATGCTGGCCTCTGATCACGAGTTCGCGATCCACGAAGCTCATGTCGATGGGGCTGCCATGGAAAGGGCACGGATCATCGCTGTCCTCGCCGAGGACTTCGCCCCCCACATGTTCACTCACTTCAGAGAGGCCCTGTTTCCTGATCTGTGATCCTTGCCAAAAGGAAGACCCCCAGGGTGTGGTGGACACCTTGGGGGTCTGATCATGGAAAGGAAACCATGAGCCTAGCCTAGCCTTTGCCTAGCCTTGCCTTCTAGAAGTGTAGCAGGCCTACTGGCATGACTCGCACTGAAGTAAATCCATCGGATCCACTGGCACCTGGAATCCCTCGATCTGCTCCACGTTGTCGAACGGGTTACTCATCGACGGGCTTCCGATCGTACTGAAGGACCGAGGTCAGCAGGGACATGATCCCGGCCAAAGCTGAAACGCTGACAACCGTCACCCAGTCCACGTCGATCACTCCGAGGGCGTTTGTACCGATCGTCGCCAGCGCTGTCTGTGCGATCGTCTTGGCGCAGCGCTCGATCGAATAGTCTAGATATTTACGGATCTTATCCATCAGGGTTTACCTCTTTCGACTGTTTTGACTTGTCCTCCCAGACTGCTCCGAAGATGTAGCTGGTAAGGATCAGGGTTATCAATGCTACGCCACCCGTCACCAGGTCACTGATGTCTGTCATCGTGCCGGTCAAAGCTGCCAGCGATCCTGCGATCAGCATAAATGCTCCGATCGCGAACGAGGCGAAAATGTACCGGCGGCGGTTTTTCCAGGTGGGGTGACTCATGATAAATCGTAGGCCTTTCAGGTAGACGCTGATCGCGTCACGGATCATGGAACGAAGCTCAGCAGTGTCGGTAGGACTGCCGCGGCCAGTCCGATCGCTCCGAACATTTTCCACATGTTCATCTCGATCTTGCGGATCCGTGTTTCGTGATCCGTGAGACGGACGTTCACATCCTTTTCCAACTCGTCCAGCTGATCTGAAATCGAGGGAAGCTGTGCCGTCAGCTTCTCAAGCATCGATTGTATTTTTTGCACCTGCAGATACAGTTCCTTCATGGTGATCCGTGTTGACGATTCCTCGGGCATCAGCGGAGGGCTTTCCTGATCATAAAGAACCGGGCCAGTCTTGCACTCATCGGCGGCCTCGGTTCAGGTAGGGCGGGCTTTGTCTCTTCAATTTTACCGGAGGGCTCGTCTACGATCTCGGGGGCTTCGGGCTCACCGATCACCGTCATCGGATCGAACGTGTCACCCCAGGTTCTACTCCGTCTCGTCTCGAGGTGAAGGTGCGGCCCCGTGCTCCGTCCAGTGTTACCGCTGGATGCGACGACTTGCCCTCGGGTCACTTCGCTGCCCTTCGGGAAGCGCGACGGTTTTTCCAGATGGTAGTACACCGCATAAAGGTTTGCGCTGTGTTTGATGATCAAGGTGTACCCGCCGGAAGCTCCGGATCCCTTGTGTACGATCCGACCATCAGCCCCGGCCGTCAGGGGCGTGCCGATCGGGAGCGCTACGTCGATCCCGTGATGGAATTTTTTTTTGCCTGTGATCGGATCGATCCGCCAACCGAAGGGGCTGTTTTTATTGACTGTGTATCCCTGCGGCCAGGGCTGCGAAAGTTTCACGGATCACACCTCGACGTAATCGCAGAAGTGGTTAGCGCATTCCGCCCCACAGAACCCCGTACAGTTGTGTGATGTTTCACAGTAAGGGCAAGGGCGTTCAGACATCGGCGGGTTCCTCAGTTTCAGGAACTGCCACCCACTCACCGGCATCCTCATCCCAGTCGTAGTTCACGAGAGTTTCACCATTCTCGTCAAACTCAAAGTCGGGTCTGGCCACAGGCGGTTCCCATAGGCACGTGCCCTCATCGAGAACCCACGACGGGAATGGCTTAGGCGGGATAAAAGCATCACGGGCTTCATCGTAAGTGAAACCAATCCCCGCGTAGTTGAATCTGAACGCTTTAGTCTGGTCATCGGAAGGCTCACCCGTTTCGGGGTTATAGTGAACCCCGCCCCGCGTGTTGTAGCTTGTCTGGCGGTAAACATCACCGGTGCGCTCACACAGTTCTGCTTCCAGCCCGTCATCTTCCTGGCGACCAACCGTCACGAAAGTGACGATGTTATTTTCGTCTAGTTTGGCAAAGTGGCTCATATAATCGTCACCGTTTCTGAGGTCGTGGAAGTTGCGGTGATAGTGTAAACATCGCGGTTGCCAACGGTTGCGCTTGACTGTGTGACGCCACCCGAGAATGTCATACTAGTCCCAGCCGGAACAGAAAGAATTACAATACCGGAACCGCCAGCGCCAGCATAAGTGTATGAGGGATTGTCCCCTGAACCGCCCCCGCCGGAACCAGAGTTCGCGGTTGCGTTTGTCGCGTTTCCGTTGTCACGCCCACCATTACCGCCGCCAGCTTGCCCCGATGACCCGCCGAAGTTGTCCTTCGAACCGCCGCCACCACCGCCAGCGCGTGTGACGACCGAACCGCTTATGTCGGAAGCGACACCCGAACCGCCATTACCGCCAACCG